ATGGCGCGAAATCGCGATAGATCAGACCCCGATCGCTACCTCGTCAGGAAGGGCGATTGGTATCATTACAAGCGCCGCGTGCCACTCAGCGCCGCCGCGCACGATAAACGCGCACCCCACGTCAGAATCTCCCTGAAAACCACCGAGCGCCTCCTCGCACGCAAGAAACGCGACATCCTCGAGCAGGCCGACGACGCACTATGGGCGTCGTATATCGTCGAGGCCGACGCCGACCCGGCGCGGCTGCGCTATGAGGCGGCGATCAAACGGGTTGAGGCGCTCGACTTTGCTTTTCATTCGAGCGCCGAACTTGAGGCGCCGGCCGCATTTGACGATCTGACGGATCGGATGCGCAAACTTGTGACAATGGCTAATCCCGGTGCCACAGCGCCGGCCTTGCTCGGCGCCGTCGAAGTCCCGGCCACCACGATAACAAAGGCATTTGAGATCTATGTCGATGAGATCGTCGCCGACGAGCTCATCACCAAGAGCAAGCTTCAGCGCGACCAGTGGAAAAAGGTCAAGCAGCGCGCCGTAAACAATTTCGTCCAGCTCGTCAGCGACAAGGCGATGACGGAAATCACAGTCGACGACGCCAAGAAAATCTATCGGCACTGGCTGGCGAGAATCGCCCCCAAGGAAGGGACCGCCACCGCCTCGGCATCGTCCGGAAACCGCGATCTCGGAAATCTGCGCGTCCTGTACGACGCCTATTTCCGCCACATGGGCGATGTGCGCCGGCAAAACCCCTTCGAAGGCTTTGGGTTTCTCGCCAGAAAGAAGCGCTCGCGACCACCTATCCCCGTCGACTGGATCAAGGCAAAGATCCTCGCGCCTGGCGCTCTCGCGACGCTCAATGACGAGGCGCGCGGCATCGTCCTGGCGCTGATCGAGACAGGCGCGCGGCCAAGTGAAATCGCAAATCTCGATCTCACGGCAATCCGCCTGTCGCACAAGGTCCCGCATCTTGCCATCGAGCCGCGCGAGGATCCCGACGATCCCCGGGAGATCAAGACGGAATCATCCCGCCGGCTTGTTCCGCTCGTCGGTGTCGCACTTGCCGTGTTCGAGCGGCATCGCGCAGGTTTCCCGCGATATCGCAATCGCGAGAACGAGCTTTCGGCAGCGGTCAACAAGTACTTTAGGGCAAACGGCCTGTTCCCGACGAAGGGCCACACGCTCTACTCGCTGCGCCACTCCTTCGAAGATCGCATGAAAGACGGTGATTTCGACGATGAGCTGCGCCGTTTGATCATGGGCCACTCCATCGATCGACCAAAGTACGGCGCTGGTGGCTCCCTCGAGTGGAAACGCAAGCACATGCTGACGATCGCCCTGCCCTACGACCCCGCAATCGTTTGATCCGCGCGCCTATCAAGCTCGCGCTCGATCGCTTTCCGGATAAGGCTTGCTCTGTCCTCCCCCGCGAGAGGCGTTGACGCCGGCGCCGCGGCTCACCAACTATTCCCGTATGGCTATGAGCAATGAGACCATCCAGGGCGCGATCGATCTGGGCGAGAGGATTCGCGCCCATCGCGATAGATGCCGGCATCATGCGGTCCTCGACCTACTTGCACTTCGGGATCGGCTTGGCCCGGATCATGGCGCCTTGCATCGCGATCTGGTCCCGCTGTTGCGTTGCTCCGCATGCGGCAGCAAATCCATCTCCCTGACGATGTCGCCTGGGTCGATCGAGTATGGCGGCAACCCCTACACCAGAGCCAAGGACGGACGGTGAGAGCGATTCAAACGACAAAAGCCCGCCGGCCGGGGCCAGCGGGCTTATTGCCTGAGAATGCGGTACTCAAACACTGCCGCCCCGACACAATCGTCGAGGCGAGTGAATGACCGGTTAAGGCGGCGGGCGTCCCATGAACCACAGATAGGCGCCGTAAAGCCAGCCGGCGGCACCAAGCAGCCAGCCGCCTAATGTCAGCAATCCTCGCCCCATTATGCCGGCGCCCTGCGCCTGATTGGTCAGTGTCCTGACCGTACCCGTCACCTCCTCCATCCCCTCGACCTTGTGCTTGAGTGACGACACATCCGCCTCGAGGTGCGTCTGGCGCAGGATCAGCTCATCCATCCGACGATGGAGCACGGCACGGCTCTCGTCCTGCCGGTCTAGCCGGTCCTCTATGCCATCGAGCTTGCCGATGACGACGCCGAGGGCGCGCTCAATATTGCTGTCTGCCGGCAATGCCCCGCTCCCGCCGTCACCAGCAGCCGCGCCGCTGGCCGAACGTGTTGTGCGCCGCGACCTGCTCAGCGAACGGCCGGTCCTGCGCGATGATGACGGCGCGCGTCTCCGACGACGGCGTCATCTTGCGCCAGCCATCACAGGCCGAGGCCGGCGCACTCGTCTGGCAGCCCGCCAAGAGCAGCGCACAGAGCGGCATCATCCATGTTGCGGATTTCGTCATCGGTTGCGTTCCTTTCGCGCAAGATTTCGATGGAGCGGTCGAGAATGTCGGTACGTTCGGCCGCCTTGCCCGCCCGATAAGCATGTGTGTGCGACCATGTGAGCAGGCCAAGGCCGACAACGATGCCGACCATCGCCGCTCCCGCTCTGGAAAAGAGAAAGCCCAGCATCAGGCCAGCCCCAGCTTCTTGCGGACGCCGGGCATGGTCGCGATGGCGTAGATCGCAAAGCCGACAACGACGAGCACGATGAGGAATTGGACGCGCCAATCCACGAACGGAAGCACAGCAGTGCCGCCGCCAGTTGTCAGCCAGGTCCAGAACCGTTTCGACTTCCCGACCGGCTCGGGAGCGCCCTCCTCAGCGGTCTCGGGGTGTGGCGAAGGAACGGGCGCGACAGGTGAAGGGACGAGCTGCGCTCCGGCGGCCTTGACCTGATCCAGCAATCGCTCGATCCGCTCGGGCGTCACAAGTGCCTTGTTGAGCTTGTCGCCGGCATAGTAGGTCTCGCCGCGCGCTACCTGCCGATGCGCGCCCTTGACGCCCGCCAGCACCGGGAACGACGCCCACTCCTGCGCCAGCCGCTTGCCAAACTCGGTGCGGCTGATCTTGCCGGCCATGAACTCGCTGTAGCCACGACGCAACAGCAGCTGATAGCCGAGTTGGTCCTGAATCTGGGGAGTAAACTTGTCGCTGCCGCTGATCGAGGGGTTGGATTTTGCGAGGTCGATCAGCGTTGCCCGCATGAACTGATAGGCCCCGGCCGCGCTCGATCCGTGGTTCTTCGACCACGACTTCTGCGTGTCGATGATCTCGCCATAGGTCATTGAGGTCAGTGGCTTGGGTAGCTTCCCCTGCTTATGACCGTAGATCACGTCATAGGCGGATCGGTCGGCTTTGCCTGTCTCGATCTCACGGATAGAGGCGAGCAGAATTGCCGCCCCAGCCGGAATGGCTCGGTTCATGACTGTCTCCAGTGCTGGTGATGTAGATTGGGTGATTGATGGTGCGGCGGGAACGCCGGCGAAACGGGCTGCTTATTTGTTTGATTAACCTTCGCCCATTTGCCAAAATACAATAATAGCCATGGGGGAGAACCGTAAATTGCGCCCGATTGTCCTCTTTGCCGCCAGTGTCATCATCGCCGTGGGTGGATGGTATGTCGGCCTACCCGCCGGCAATGGCTGCGCCAATGCTGATGGAGTGGCCGCCCTGTTTAACTGTCCACGCTAAACGTAATACGACCCAGACAGATAGAGCAGCGCTGCTGTATCCATCGCCAATGCAGAGAGCGACGCGCCCGATGCCGCTTGCGCGAGCACGATCTTTTTGGCGCTCACATAACCAATTGGCGAGCTTGCATAGGTCAATCCGGAATAGGCCAGGGCGCAAGGATATGAGAGACCCGCTGCGGCAAAGGGGAGCCCTGCGACCTCCATATTACCGGTCCCCGTGTGCGCGGACCAAGACAGGTTGACGACGAAATCAACCCTGTCGCCATCGCGGCGATACCTGCCCTCTTGCTGAGCATAGGTGCCGGCACCTGCCGATGTCGTGCCGGAGATGGCTGGCGTAAATGACCGCCACCCGACTTGGTGCTGCTCTACAAGCGGTATCTCCAGCGCATAGCGCCGCGATAGCGCAAATCGCGCAGCGGACTCCGTGTATGACCCGACCGACGATGTAAACGTGATGGGAGTTATACCAAGCGCGATGGTCCGCGAGATCAGGACGCCGAGGCTGGTTGCAACCTCGGCGGGGGCAACAGCACCATAATAGTCATTGGTGCCATCGATTATGATCATGCTCTTCACCGGGCCATTTGCCGCCACGTCCGCCGCAATGTCGGCATCAAATCGCGCCACCATGTCGGATGCCTTGTTGCCGCCGACGCCCTTATTAACAAAAGTTGCCCTCGGGAACCGCTCCCGCAGCCTATCGATAATGCCGATACCCTGACCGATATCCGTGCTGATCGCCGCCCACGAGTCTCCAAAGACAAAATGCCGACCGGCGTCGAACCCATCGAACCCGGCCCCCTGGAATTCCAGGATACGCAGGTCGCTGATAAAAAACGCTGCCGCGCTTGCCTTGGTGACGCGGAACTGAACGTCGGCAACATCCATCACGGAAAAGTCGAGGATGGTGATGTCAGGATCGGCGGAATCGATCACACGCGAATAATGGTAGAGACCTCCGATCATCACGTGCGCGGCAACGTCGTTATTGTTGTCAACCGCGCCTCTGTTGCAGTGGATCACGGCCCTATACCGCCCCGTCCTTGACGGACGCCATTTGGTCCACTCGCACCCCGTATTCGTCCCTGCCGGCGTAACCTGCCATGCGCCGCCTGCGCTCGACCCGGGTGATGCTGCATTGTTAGTCGCAAACGGGGCGATCGATGCTCCGCCGCGAGCCGCCGGGGGTTCTGCATGGACTTGGCGCCAGTATCCGATTTTGCGACGGATCATATCGTCAGCAATGACCTGATACCCCCAAAAATTGGGGTGGCTCTCGTTGATGTAGAAATTGTGCGCGTTCGCGCCAGCGGCGACTGGCGCGGCAAGCGGACCAGTTAGAGTGACAAGATTGCCCGCCACGCCACTGACCACGGCCGAATAGTATTCGCCATCTGTGCCGAGATAGGCAATTAGTTGTGCGGGTATCGGTTTGGCAGAGCCTGATGTGAGCGTGATCGAGCGAGCACCAGCCGACGCGCCAGACGCGAGCACATAATCGACATTGCCTCCTGCCTCGCCGGTCATCCAGCCTTTGGCTTTGAGCGCGCCAAAGTGCATGTCATAGACCAGTGAGTTAACAGCCTTGAGGGTAAGGTCGTCCTTGCGGGCCTCGATCAGGCGCCGAACGTCCTCAAAAGTCTTGCTTTCGCGCGCGGTGCCGGCGGCATTGTCAACGAGCATAGTATCGGCAGAGACAGGAGGGAGATTGACGCCGGCGGCAGCAGCGATTGCGTCATCGCGCGCATCCTTGGCCTCGACAGCCCACGCTTCAGCTGCCGTGATTATTGCGGCACTCGCCTGATCGGACAGCAACCGGAACTCTGATCCCGCCTTGTATCCGGCGACCATCATGCCGGCGACGAGACCACCCGGTGCGGGGTCGTTGCCCGAGCTCGTCTTGATCGACAGGGGCGAGCCGCCGTTCAACGCCACCGTGACCGGTGCTGCTGTCGTGGTCACCGTGATGTTGAGCGAGATAAGCGCGCCGCCATCGGCCGCAGGCAACGGTGTCGCTGTCGTCGCAACGATGGCATTCGCCGAGCCAGCGCCGGAGTTGGTCGCGCGGATGAAGCTGTAAGGCAGATCGCCAAGCCTCACCCATCCGCCAGCCCCGGATGTCCCGGTCTTGGTGTACCAGCCGTTGTTGGTCGGTACGGGGTCATCGAGGACCCACGCAGTTGACCACGGCTCATAACCGAGGCTGCCGTTGGCCTGCGCAAGAGTGCCAAACGTAATGGCACCCATCGCCTTGGCGGCAAGCGTAAAATCCATCACCTCGAGCATCTCGACGATATCGACTTTGTCAGGCTCGAATGCATCATCGGTGCCGGACGCGCCGAAATATACCTGCCGCGGGGTTCGCGCCATGTCGTGATCTCCAGATTGTATTGGCAGAAGGGTCAGGTAACGGTGATTGGGCCGTGAGCCACAGCCGTGCCAGGCACTTGCGATTTATTCAGCGGGACAAGCCATGTGTAATGGTCCCCGGGCGGGACGCCGGTTTCCTGATAGCTGTCGGGCTGGCCGAGAAGGCCCGGCTCAATGCGCACGAGCGAGGCGTCGTCGAACACACCCGTCAGGCCGCGCCAGATTTTCACGCCGAAATAATTGGCGCTGTCGGGCGCTGTCCACGCATAGTCGATCGTGCCGGCGCCGCCCGTTGACGTCGCCGAAACGAGATCGTCGGTCGGCGTTATGTCTGCGGTTGCCGTGACCTTCACCGTCGCCGTGTAATTACTGACCTCGCCGCCCGAGGTTTCCATGTAGGCGCGGAGATCGTAGACCTCACCGTCATTGGCGAGGACATCGGCATAGGCCCGGCCTTGATCGGTCACCGAGACCATTTCCGTCCAGACACTGGCGACCGACCGCTTCCACTCGACCGTGACAATGTATGAGGGGTTGGCCGGCACATCGAAAAGCGCCTCGAGCCGGACTCCGAAGCCGCCTGAAACCGGCACCTGAACCGCATACGGGAAAAAGCCCGTCGGAACAGGCACGTCGGAATCGGGGGTCAGGTCGTTGTCGTAACTCGGCAGCGGTCCTTCCTCGTCGGGGAGCAAATCCCAATTGCCGGCATCAGTCTTAACCAGGACGAGATTGACCATCATCCCGTCAGGCGATTCTTCGTAACCCATGATTTCATAGATGTCGTCGAGGACCGCGTCGCCAAGGTTGAGCCTGACAAACCTTTCCGGTCTCAACCGCAAGCCGTACCAGTTGGCGACCATCTCGACACGCTTGGGCGATCGCGACCGCGTGCCGACAGCCTTGCAGATACGCACTGCCTGATTGTGATTTCCGACCTCCGGCGTTTCCATTGCCGCCGTGCTGACCGGAGTAACCCCTTCTTCGAAATGGTCGGGATGATACCAGGGCGCGCAGGGCTGGTCGGTGAACAGCAGTCGAGGATCGGTATAGCTGGTCACATAAGCATTGTGATCGCTTTCGCCGTCTGCGTTCGGCATCTGGCGGATGCGGATGACGGCTCGCGGCCCGAGGGTGACCGATGGCTCCTCATAGGCACCGACGCGCAGGAACCAGCGCCCTTGATCGTCGACGAACCGCATGCCGTCACAGGCTTCGAGCATGCGCATCTCGGCATCGATGCGACGCTCGTTGAACGGGATGATGGTCGCAAGAGTATACCGCTTGGATTCGTAGTCATCGCGACCGACGACGATCTGGTCCGATATGTCCGCGGCTTTGGCAATCATCTCCCAATTGACCGATGATGGCGGCTTGGCCCATCCGTCCCGATGGATGCGGAAGGTTGCGATGATCAGCGCGGCATTGTCGTCGTATGACCAGGTCGATGGATCTTCGGCCCGCTGCGGCCCGCCCCCCATAACCGGATTGCCGTTGCCGTCATGAGCGATGATCCGGGTGGAATCTTTCCGGGGATCGTAGACAGTCCCCCAGTCGGCCTCACGGAAATAGGCCGGCACACCGAGGGAGCCCAGCGGCCCATCGTGCTTGAAGACCTTGTGCCTGTCATTGTACTTGATGCCGGCGCCCTTGATGACGGTATAGGCACAACCGATGCCACGATGATCAGCATCCCATTCGGGATAATCAGCCATCAGGACGGCTGATGCGAGATGATCCAGCGCGCCATCCCGAGCATCGATCTGGAAAAAATTGTTCGCCCACGGCCCTTTGAACTTCTTGGTGGTAACCCAGCCGTCTTCCGTGGTGTCGACGGGCGTGTCGAGAAACCAGTGATTGACGGTAGCGCAAGGGCTGTCGCCATGGTGGATGCCGTAATGGCAGAGCCCTTTGGTCACGCCCGTAAAGAACAAATTCCCCGCGACGCGCAGTCGACCGAACAGGAGCCTGCGCACCGGTGCCGACGACCTTGTCGTTGCCCCAATCTCGGCGCCGGTCGGCTTTGAGCGATTAAACAGGGCATTGAGGCCGAAGTTCAGCGCCGTCGAAACCAGTGTTCCGCCGACAGCGCCCGCGACGCTCCATCCCAAAGCGAAAGCGCCCGCGCTGAAAGAACCAGTCAGGCCAGCAACGGCGCCGCCAATGCCCGCCAGACCCATCTGCGTAAGAAACCCTCCAGCAAGACTGAGCGCTGCGGTGATGGCGAGCGCATGAGCCTCCGCAGGCACCATTGCGGTCGAGAATGCCAGAGCGGCTGCTATGAGCTTCAGCCGCATGTCAGGCTCCCAACTTCATGACGAACTGGGTTTCGAAATGATCAAAGCCCAGCCGCTCAAGCACCTTGCCGAAGCGGCCGCCAGCAATTGCCATCTGGCTCGAGGCGAACACGGCGGTGCAGTTATTCGCGCGCGCCCATCCGATGAAGTCGCGCATCATCAGGAACACCACGCGGCCGCGATGCGCGGGGTCGACATAGATGATCCGCTCGACGGCGATCCGCGCGCCACTCCAGGGATCGAGCGTGGTCAGGAAGGCGGCGATAAAGCCTGCGATCTGATCGTCCAGTTCGACGACACGAAGATATCCCTCGGGCGAGAACACCAATCCGCCCAACATGCCTTCGACAGGTTCGCGGCCTGTCGCGGCCGGAAAGGCTGCGGCAAACGTATCCTGCGCCATATCGAACAGGGCCGGCACCTCGCTGAAGCGAGCCGGACGGATCACAGTCGTCATTTGATGGTCTCAGGTCAGGGTAAGGCGACGATGCTGCTGCATCGGCACGAAACGCGCGTAGCGATCATTCTCGATGCCCGCGAGCGCCTTGGCGCGGGCTTTCTGATTCACATCTGTGACGGTATCGAACAGGGCGTTCGATCGTCCCTCATCCTGGCTTCGCGCCGTGACCCCCGCAACATGTCGCGTCACGATGCCGTCAGACGTCATCACCCGTTCCTCGTCGAACTCGGCCGACTTCATCGTCAGAAACACAGGATGGCCAAGCGGAGTGACCGCCCTGAGACCTTCCCCGCGCGCAACGTAGACCCGCCATATTGTCAGTGGGCGATCCTTGACCAGATCGGCATCGGCGCGCATCGCTTCCCAAAGATCCCTTGGAAGAAAGCCAAGGCGGAAAGTCAGCAGCGGACTTTCTCCGCCCCTGCCGTCAGGAATTTCCGGCAGTTCGAGCATCTGCTGATCGCCAATATAGAACCCTGTCCACCACTCGCCTCCGGCGTGTAGACGACCGTTCCCTTCCCACAGCCGGACCCGGTTCGGACTGCCATCAGCGCGATTGCCCGCGAAGTGGAAATCGAGTGCTCTTCTGGAAAACACGCTCGTCCCGCGCTCCATCGCGGCTTCCAGCGCATCGTAGAATGCGCTCATGCCCGATACTCCATCAACGTGATCTGCCCCGGCGTCGTGAATTGCCCCCGATCGTGAAGCGCAAGAAACTGCTGCATGCTCCGCCTGTCCACCTGAACCATAAGCCTGGGATAAAGGAGGCGGATGATCGCATTGTCCGCGATTGGAGCGATGAGCGGCAATCGGCACTCGATTGTGGCGACGGAGCCCGACCAGCTTATCTGGCGGACGCGATTGACCTGATGCTGATGGCCGAACAGATGGCCATGCCGAAGCACATGCCCATATCCGCCAACATCCACCTTAATGGTGACGTCACCCTCCTCGGCACCTCCAACGGTCCGGCCGGTCGGCACCAGCTTCAGGCCGGTTCCATCGGAATGATACGCCTCGACGCCGCCGGAGAGGTAGGGCAGAGGCGCGGGACATCCTGCGTAGCCCAGTTCAGAAAAACTCACTGTCTCGACATGGGGAGGCACCGTGAAGCAAACGACCGTGCCGCCGGCGAGTTCGTCGGCGAGCCACCCATAGAGACGTGATGCTGTCCGGTTGCGCTGAAGATCGAACGACAGATCTACAGCCCATCTCCCTCCGGGTTCCGGAGATGAAAAAGCCACGCTGCCGCGCGTCAGCCCGCCATCGATATAGCTCGAGGCAGCGCGAACCTTGATCGCATCCGGCCTGATCTCTCTCGGCCAATCGATGAATTCGACCATCAGGAAGCCTTACCGAACTTTTGATAGCTGCCCTGGACGTTCGGCAGCCCCTTTGCCATCTGACGGGTAGCAAGAGACGCCCCGGCCTGAGCTGACTGAAGCCCCATCTCACGGATCGCCACCTGAATCCTCATGTCGTCGTCGACGGTGACGCCGATCTGGCCCATCAGCACCATTGGACCCGATGCGGTATCCTTGCGGTCCGACTGACGCAATTCCACCGGGATCCTTCGTCCGTCCGGCAATGGCACCGCAGCTTCAGGCCCGGCCTCACCGAAAATCGCCGGGCGGTCGCTGATCCCGCCCTTCGCGAACAGTCCGATGCCGCCACCGAGAATGAACCTCGTTGCCAGTGGCGAGATCGAGTTCATGAAACCGAACGAAGGCAGAAAGCCACCGCCGCCACCGAAGAGGCTGTTGAGCAGGCCAAACATGCCTCCGCCCTCGGTGCCTGATTTCATGAAGTTCTGGATGTTCTGGCCGAGATCGGCGACACCGCCACCGAAGGTGGTCAGCCCCTGCGCGGCGGACTGAAGGCCGAAGGCGGTCTGCCCGGTTGCGCCGCCAAATTTCTCCAGCGCTTGTTCCGCGCCGCGGAGCCGACCGGTGAAATTGTGCATGGCCTCGGGGTCAGCCCACGAAAAGCCCTTCGGACGCTCGAACCCGCCGAATGCAGCCGTCGCCTCCCGGACATCGCCGCTCTTGAGCAAGGCATCGAAGGCACGTCGTTCGGTGGTCTGAAGTTCTCTCCATGCCAGGCTCAATTGACCATGCACGTCGCCGAGCATGTCGCGCCCGCCGCCGCGATTGCCCCAATGCTGGAACAGGCCGAATGCCTTGCCGCTATCGCCGATCGCCGACGGATTGAACCCGCTTTCGGCACGCACGTTGCCCATGATGCCTGCGATCTGGTGCGATGCCAGACCCTTTCCGGCGAAGAAATTCCAGACCTGAGATTCGACACTCCCGCCGGGCGCATTGGCATTTGCCGGCGCGAACATGCGCGCCACGCTTCCGCCTATACCCCCGAACGATCCGCCGACCGGCATGCCGTTGACGAGGACAGTGGCGGCCGAGACCGTCATGGTGCCGAGCGCGGAGGCATGGCCGAGACCTGACGCCGGGCTGGGGCCGCCAAACAGCGCCGAAAGGAACCCTCCAGCACCACCAACCCCCTTCAGCGTCGGCAGATCGGTCCCATAGATCGCGTTCTTGAGCGGGTTCTTTGCGGCGAGCGTCGTGAATTCTTTCAACAGATCGCTGGCAAGGCTCTTGGCAACGTCATCGATGTCCCTGAAACCGTTTCCGGCGCTATCGACGAGTTTGTCGATAGCGTCCATGCCGACGCCGCGGATTTCCTCCCAAACGCTGACGGTCTCGCGGAGCCGCTCGTTGAACCGGATTGCCGCAGCCTCGGCCGAGTTCAGGTCTTCGGCAAGGCCGGCGCTGCGAAGTTGTGAGGCAACACGCTGCTCCAGCGAGGAGCGCCCCATCTGACGTAGGTCGAAAGCGAGATCGTTGTTCAACTGCATCTGGGCGCGCAGTTCGGCCCCACGACGGTATTCGGCCGTCATCTCCCGAATGCGGGCGATCTCGGCCTCGTCGACCTGCACGTTATTGCGGGCGGCTTCTTCGCGAACCTGCTGGAGCAGTTCGAATTCCATCCGAAGAGCTTCGGCCTCGACGCCGGTCTTGCCAATCAGATCGAGGTCGTGCCGTTGAGCAGCAAGCGTGGCATCGTAAGAGCGGAACCTCTCCTTCTGTGCTTCGGCGAGCTGGTGTTCGGCCGAGAGTTGGGCCATCAATCCGGCCTGTTCGATTTCCTGCCGGCGCAGGGCTCCACGAACGTCGTCGCTCACATTCGCGCGAGCGCGGGCCTCTGCTGCCGCTCGCTGCTCGGCGGGAGAGCGCGCGGACAACCCAAGAACATCGGCATCAAATCGAGCCTGATTGCGACCGAGCTCACGGTTGACACCGAAGCGCCATGCTTGAAGAGAGGCTCGGTCATCGCTTGCCCAGCTTCCGCTCGATCGGAGCAGGCCGGACGCTCGATCGACATTCTGCCTGAGTTCGCGCTGAACCCTTTCGAAATCTTTCGCTGCCGTGGAATATTCAACCATCGCAGCAGCACTATCGAGGAGCGCCTTGGCCTGCTTGGTAAGTTCATCATTGTTTGGCTCAAGCATCCACCGATCGGTGATGCGCTTTCGGTAACCATCGACCTCGGGAATGCCCGCCGCTGCCGTTTTCCGCAGATACTCGATCGCATCGGCGAACTCCCTTACCTCGGATGGCAAGGTGTTCACCATTTCCCCAGTGCGCTGATCGTAGGCGGAAATCGCGGTGATCCCACCGAGGAAGGAACGCGCTTCGGTTCGCGCGAGCAGAGCAAGTTCGTCCTGGCTGAAGCGGCCACGAAGGCTCATCATGCCGGAGGTCTCGAACGACATCGACTTGATCTTGTCCGCAGCGAGGCCGTAACCCCGCTCCAACTCCTTCACGAGAGCAACTTGCCGAGCCAGCGAATCCTCGGCGCTGGGGCTCTCCGCCCGAAAGGCGCGATACATCAATGCTGCAGCACCGCCTGCTGCGATAAGCCCGGTCGTTACAAGGCCAACCGGTCCAAGCATGGATGCGACGGACCGCGCGGCACTGGCTGCACTATCCTTGATTGCCGCGATGGATCCTTTGACGCCGCCCTCGTTCTGCTGAAGCACCTGGAATATCTGACCGCCCTGCGATGCAGCGATCTGCTGCATCGGAGCACCCAGCAACATCATGGTCAGCACGTCGTTTGCCTGATACGACATCTGCTGCCATTGGCCGGAATTAAGCTTTGCACCACCGGTTCCGGATGCGGCGAAAACCGACGCCGAATCCCGAGCGGAGGTTATCGCGCGGCCGATTCCAAAGCGGCCATTGAGGTCGGATGCAAAGTTGGCGCCGATCTGTTCCGTTCGCCATCTCGCGATCTGCTCCAGACGATCCATCTCAGCCTGGAAGACCTGCGCGCTATCGCGTGCTGCGCGCGCGGTCCCCTGCACTAGGCGCTCATTGAGTTCGGAAGAAAACGCTGCGCCGATCTGCTGCGCCCTCACTTCGGCAACACCTTCCATGCGGCGGAACTCAGCATCGAACACTGCCGCGCTGTCGCGCGCTCCACCCCCCTTTGGTGCTTGCACGCCAAGCACCCTGTTGTACTGGTCCTGGTTGCTGGCCGCGATTTGCCGGGCAACAGCGGCCTGCTGGTCCATGCGGGCCTGCGTGATTATGCTTGCCTGCATTTTGGCGTTATACCCATCGACGGCCTGCCCGAGCCGGACGTAGCCCTGCGCCGCGAGTTCGGCACCATTCGCAGTGAGGCCGAACTTGCCGTGCATCCCGGCAAGGATACGATCCGCATCCTGCATGCCGATCTTGCCGGTCTCAATTCCCTGATTGAGTTGGTTAATCGCCGACGCGAAACGTTCCGCATCACGGTAACCGGCGACATACTGGCGGCTCAGGCGCGCCACCACATCGCCACCCTGGCTGACCTTGCCGTTCTGAAGCTCGATGGTGTGCGACAGACGCGAGACGGCAGCCCCGGCGGATGCGCTGGACTGTTCGACCGCCCTGTTGCCGGCGACGAAGCGCGTGCTGTCGTGCTCCGAGGTGACGCGGAGTTGGGAAAGACGAATGGTCATCGATACCTGCGCAGATTGAAAGAGCGCCTGTTGCGCTCTACGCTGCCGCTTTCCGGCTGGGAGGTGACAATGCGGCTATTGGTGACGGGTGCGCTGCTGGGCGCGATGCTGACCGCGACGTCAGCGCAGACCATTATGGACGGGTCTGGTGCGGATCTCGATCAGGAACTCGTTCGGAACATACTAGAAGAGGTTTCAAGCCAGTTTGTGGACCCATATTCAACGCAATTCACTAACCTGCGACCATGGAGAACGGATGCCGGCTCTATCTGCGGTCTCGTAAATGCCAAAAATCGGGCTGGAGGATACGTAGGGTTCCAGCCGTTTCGTTACATCATCGAGCAGAGGCGAGCGTACATTCACAGCACGACCGGGTGTAAATGATTGACAGAGAAGGATGGCGGAACGTCATCTGCCACCCGATTCTTTAGCCCTCTCCGCTCTCCACTTCATCCACTCGTCGTCTATGGCGTTCACCAGCCGCAAGAAGCGGTCGAAAGCATCGCTCTCGATGCCGTACCGACGCGCATAGGCGTCGATCGCGAGGAAGCTGATCGGGCTCTCGCCGCCCAATGCGCCGTACTGCCGATCGTAGCGCAAAGCCTCGAACGCCCGCCAGTAGAAGTCGTGCCAGAGTTCCGGCGCGGCATCCTCGGGCGGTTTGGGAATCGCCGCCGGTGCGATCTCGCCGGGATATTCGGTCGCCAGTTTCTCCAGCCATTTGGACGGGCCTTCCCCTGACAATCGCCAGCGGAAGGCCGCTTTCAGTTTTTTGCCGCGCTCTCGGTGAACTCGACCTGTTTCTTGCCGACCCGTCCGGCGCACCAGAACACCATCGAGCGCAGCGCGCGATGCTCCTCGGCTGTAGCGGCCTCCAGGGCCGCCGGCGCTGAATACTCGACATCGAGGCCACGCCACCCGAGAAGCAGATGCTCGACCGCCAGTTCACCGTCGACCCGCGTCGCGACTGCCTGCGGCACGTCGTCATTCGGATAGTCGGCCTTCAGTTTCTCCAGCGCCTTCTGGCGCGCGCTGACATAGGCCGGAAAATTGGTGGAGCGGACGAGGAAAGCGAGGCCGGGAACGGCGACAGCCTCATACGGTTTCACAGGGTTCAGGCCGGGCCATTCCTTGACCTCGACCCATTCGCCTTCGCGCTCGAGCGTAAGGTCTACCGCAAGCGAAGAAAGCTTGATCGTCATAATAGTGCTCCTGTCGGGGAGGGGTGCGGGCGCGCGCCGACACACGCGCCCGCTGTTGTCGCGACAAACCTCCGGTGTCGGCCGGGATAGCGTCAGACGTAGTATTCGAACCGGTCGCAGATCATGTGCGCGGACGTCAGTTCGTCCTTCGACGCGCTGCCAACCAGAGGCAAAAGTACGTCCTGGTTCTTGCCGCCCGCGGAGGGCGCGCCGTCGGTGAACGTGATGCGCGGGAAGCCAAAAACCAGCGCCTGATTGTCCTTGGCGATCCGCGTGTTGATGTTGGTCGGGGTCTGGCTGAACAGCTTCGCCAGAAGCTCGTTCGACCCGAAATAGGTCGGCGTGTTCAACGTGACCATAAATTCGCCCTTGCCGATGTCGACCGGGCCGACCTCCTCGCCACAGGTCAGACCAGCAATCGGGCGCAGGTTGTTGTTGACGGTCACCTGAAGCGACTGCATCCAGTTCGGTTTCGACAGGCAGACACCGTTCTCGGCAATGCGGCCGACATCGACGCCGGCAGCCATCACGCGGTTCGTAGTGGCTGGATCGGGTGTCGGATCGAGCGACACGGTCGACTGCGAGCCACGCAGGCCGGTGAATGTGAACGAGTAAGTCGCCTTGTCCTCGGTCACGAAGTTGAACTGCGCCTGCCCGACCACCATGCCGCTCTGCACGATGTAGGTCGGCACCTGCTGCCCCATGAATCCGCGCTCGATCGTGCCGCCGAAGGTGGCGACACCGTTCTTGATCTGGTCGCCCACGAACAGCTGGATCGTCTTGCCTGCGCCGTCATCGACCGCCCAGCCGGCGGGGATGTTGTCGAGCGTGATCTTGTTCTGCGCAACGGCCGTGACGCGCGCCCATGCACTGCGGCGAGCCACAGCACCGGCAGCCACCAGAAACGCGAAGGTCGTTGCATCCGCTGCGCCACCGATCTTGATCCACCGGCCCGGCGTCAGACCGAAGTTGCGCAGATCGATTGCGGTCGACGCGATGCCATCCGCGACAGTCTCCAGATCACCGGCAGCGCCCTGGATGCCGACGACCTTCATACGAGCGGACGCAGCCGGGGCCGCTTCAGCCGTGAAGCCTGCACCGAGAAAGGTCGGGACTGTATCGCTGCCGGTGGTGCACAGGAACAGGCCGTTGTTCGACGCCGCGCCGAAGCCGGTGAACCGCACCAGTTGCCCGGCCACGAATGCAGGACCCGCAACGACCGTCACGACATCGGTGGTATCGGCAACGCCGGTGATCACGCTGTCGGCGACACCGTCATTGTCGCGGAGTGGAGTGTTGACCCATTCGGCGCAGAACAGCGAACGGAACCAGCTCGAGAGCGGCGACCCGTCGACCGGGAAGGAGAGTTCGCCGTTCACCGGGCCGCCATTGGTCTCGTTGACCTTGATGGGATCCGAACTCATGCGGTCATCACGGATCTCATCCGAATTCACGAAGACCGGCTGATAGGCAAGCGTCTCCCCCGTGAACCGGCACGCCCGCATGCGCGGGTTGGCGGGAGTGACGCCGAGCGTCATCTCGTCGACATAGGTCATTCGCGTCCTGTTGCTGTCCGTCATTGGATGCCTCCATGGCAAAGGGCCGCCGGGACAGGCCGGACGGTCACAGGTGGGAGATGGAAAGAGTTGAGGTCAGCGCGCCTTGCGCGAGCGGGGTGTCGGGCGGTCGGGACGGGCGGCCGGAAGTGGCTCGATATACCCGGCATCGCGCAGGCTTTCGAATGTATGCGGAGCGAGGTCGTCGCGCGGCGAGACCTCGTCTCTGGCGCGGAAGCGCCGCAGTTGGGTCGTGAAAGACTGCTTGACGGTCGCCATCATTCGTCCCTTTCCCAGTTGATCGTGACGGTCATTGCCCAATAGTTCGGGAACGACCGGCCCGGTTCACCAGCGCCGATCGACCCCCCGACAAAATGAACACCGTCGATGTCCTCGCCGCGGAACAGCCCGGCAAGTTGCTTGCCGTACTGGCGCGCAAGGCTGGTGCCGATGCCGTTTTTCGTCATGACATGCAGGTAGAGCTGACCGCCCTCGCGCCAGAGATTGTCACTGCGCGGCTCAGCGCCTATCGACGCCTGCTCGTAGAAATCGCCAAAAACTTCGACATAGACGAAGTGAGCAGGTTCATCCGGCAATTGCCAATCGGTATTCTCGAATACCAGCGGCGTCGTCGTCCAGCTGCCGTTGAGCGTTTGCTCGACGATGTTGAAGGTTTCCGGACTCGACATGCTCACACCATGTTCATGATGATGGCTGGATAGGTGATAGCCTGCCCGGGCATTCGGTCGGCGCGGGGCGTCAGTGCGGTGCGGCCAGCGCGATAAGCACTCGATCGCAGATCCTTCGCCGCCAGCCTGACCCGGCCACCGGTCTTCAGAATGTAGGGCATCTGTGCATGGACGCCGGGTTGGAACGATAAGAAGCGGGTTTCGGCCCGGATGACCCCGTAATACTTCCGGCTCAACCAATTCTTGGTGCCGTCGAACTGCCTGCGGCGGGGAACGCCAAGATTGCCTGCCTCGACGTGCCGGATATAGGGCCGGAAGTTGGTGATGATCACCTCATCGTCGGCGCCGATCGAGCGGAAATCGGTGGCGATCCTCCCCTTGACGATCGCGATGAACGAGGACGCGAACTTGCCGGATCGCCGCGGGGCGCGTTTCTGAAGCTCACCAAGAGCCGACGCGATGATGACCGGCCAGTCGTTGAACACGTATACGATCGGGCCGGGTGCGATGACCGCTTCCTCCGACAAGCCGCGCTGCGCGTTAACGAAGCGGTCGAACTGGTCGGAGGCTTCCCCGCCACTGATTGCTTTGCCGAGCTCATCCCGCGCAAATTTCGCCAGCGCGGCGTTGATTGCCTCGCCAGTCAGCTGTTCGGTGGCAAGCCGCAGATCACGAGCATAGAATTCGAGGCTCATCCGGCTACCACGAGGTCAACGCGCACCAGAACATTGGCGAGGAGAATGGGCTTCACGGCTTCAACATTTCGCTCCCGGCCCGCGATCACCGTCTTGTCGTTCTTGCGCAATGGCCACAGAGCCGAAAGTCCGGCCGGACCAATGACAACTGTTGATGCGGTCTGCGTGATAGTTCCGATCATCTCCTCGGCCTTCACCGCACGGACGAACGCGCGAACGGTCAGGTCGGTCTTCGGGCGAGGTTCCCCGGTTGGCGCCGTGTAGCGCCGCACCACGATATCCTCCCCGTGTTGCGAAAGCTGGCGGTCGAGCATGGCGATAGCATGTTGAGGTGTCACAGCCACACCCTCAGTCCGGACAGATGGTTCCTCGCCGCATTCTGCGCGAGGACGCTGAACCTGTCGCTGTCGAGATACGTCGTCGCCCCAACGTCCTCGACCGTTTCCGAGCGGATGCCCCCATCGAGTGCGCCTGTCCTGATGCGATCCTGCACGAGCAGAATAATCGCCTCGACAGCTTCCGGCGGGACGGGGCCGGTTCCGCCCGCTGCGACAGGCTCCCCGTTATATCCGGCCATATAGCGGATGCGATGAACCGGCCTCGAGACCCAGGAAGCTCCTGACTTTGCGATGAGGCAGCCGTCGCCCTGTCGCCACGTTGAGGGGGCCGCAGTCAATGCGGTCCCTTCGCCATCTTCCGTCACCACGCTGACGATACCAATGAGCGGCGGATACGGCAGGCGGATGTGCTCGCAGCCGAACCAGCCGTACATTTCGAGCGTCTGCGGCCCAAGCGCACGGCCAAGCCAGCCAGACGGCCCGTCGATCATCCGCGTTGCCGCAGCAATGGCACGTGCGACCGCGGCATCGTTCGATGCGTGGCCGCCGGGAATATCACCCGGCGTCACGATTGGCGCGGGCGGGATGATGACGCGCACCGGCATAGATCAGGCCTTCCTCTCGGCCGCCTTCTTCGCCTCGGCTTCCGCCTTGGCCCGGGCGTCCTGATCGGCCTTTGCCTTGGTCTCGGCCGCCTTCTCGGCGTCGGCTTCGGCAGCCGCAGCAGCATCGATGGCCGCTTCCGGGAGGCATCCGGCCGCGACGAGGTGCCGCGCGCCGACAACGGACGGAGCCGGGTCGAATACTTCGCCGGGCTTGAAACGCTTGCCGGTGCGCACATCGACACATTCGGCCAGCACGGTGAGAGCTTTGCTCATGATCTTCATCTCCATGGAAGGGGAAGGCCCGCCATGAGGCGGGCCCGGCGATCAGGCCGCAGGCCAGTAACGGGCGCTCGAAAGCACCGCGAGCGCGGTCACGAAGATGTTGCCGGAATCGTTGCCGCTGGGCGTGATGGTGAGGCGGACGAACCGCTTCGGGCCGACATACCCGATCTTGCGCGTCGAGTTGTCGTCATCGGCCGCCGTGAAGCTCGCATCGGCTTCCGAGCCGGTGAGCTGCGCATCCGGTACAGCCTGCGCGTCGGACAGGTTGGCGGCATCACCGTGCTCGACGAGCACCGCAAACGTCGCGTTGGTGTCGGTGTTCGCGCCGATGTTGATGGCGAAGCACATCTTCTCGAAGCCGCCGAGATCGATGATCTGCGACACGATCGCGGTGTTGTCGGTGCGAGCTGCCTGAGGGCTGATCGCGCGCCTGAAGGTGAGGTGATTGGCGAGGTCGCGCATGGCGAACTCCTTTCGGGGACAGGATAGCGGGAAGGGTGGAACGGGCCAGCCGAGGCCAGCCCGTCAAATGACCGGTCAGCCGCCGGACGGAACGTCGAGGGCGACGAAGGGCGACACCTCGTAGCCGTTCTCTTCCTTGAACGGCGCGTGCATCCACGGCGCACCGTCGACGTTCCAGAAGACCTTGATCACCGTCTTGTTCGAGGTGAACTTGACGTGCTCCGAGGCCGCGACGAACGGGCCGGAGCCGTCCTTGATCAGGTAGTACGACCAGTCGGCGAGCAGGATGTCACCCTTGCTGCCCAGCGCCGGCGCGCGATTGTTCCACCTTGCCGGATAGCCGAGCAACGTACCGGCAAAACCGTCACGAGCATTGGCCTGCCAGATGAGATTGTTGTTCTCGTCTTTCAGCTTGGCGATCTGCGGCAGGGCGCCCTGCGGAATGGACCACACAGGCGACCCGCCCCGCATCAACAGGACCGCGACCATGTTGACGAGGTCGGTGTAACTGATCTGGTTGCTGACGGCCCTGTTCACCACCTTCAGCACCGGGGCGTTGAGCGCGCCGAGCGGCTGGCCGTTGCCGGTGCCGCGCAGGAACGCGTAGTCCTCAGCCGCCGAGACGCCGCCCCGCATCAGGTTCTCGAGGAAGGACGCCGAAGCCTGCCAGTTGCGCAGCAGCTTGTCGGTGACCGTGACGAAACCGGCAATCTCGTGCGGGACGAGCGAGACTCCGCGCAGTTCGGCATCGGTCTCCGGCTTATCGCCGCCTTCTTCGATCCACGAGAAGGTCATGCCGCCGAAGACGTTGCCGGGATTGTCGCCACTCTGGTCGAGTGCCGGCATGGTGATGCCGGCATCGGGCGGCGACCCTGCGGGGATGACGCTGGCCCGCGGACGAACCAGCGCATCCTGCGGCGAAACGCTCATGATCGTCGGTCTGAACTGCGTCGGGACCATGAACCCGCCCTGGCGGTCGTTGTCCATGCGCATCTCCGCGCGCAGGCCGTTTTCATCGGTCTCGGCGCCGACGCCTTCGACGAACTCAAGACGCTGATCGGACGGCCTGAAGCGGACGGCACTCAGGAACTCGCCGAGCGATTCAAACTCGCGTGCAGCGGGATCGCCGCCAGGGCGCTGGATGGCAGCGCGACGAGACGCCGCCGGAATGACCGCGTCAAGGGTCGCCTCGGAGGCCTCGACGCCCTCCAGGCGATCGATGCGCCGGTCGAGATCGTCCTTGGATGCCTTCGCGGCGTCGAAGGTTTCCTGTTCCTCGGCGGTGAGGTCGCGATCTTCGCCCTCGGCCGTTTCAATGATACCGCGCATCTCGGCGACGAGCTTCGCGCGCTTCTCTCGGAGTTGCTTCAGCATGGATTGTCCTTTCGGGTTGCTGAACGCCGGATACGATTTCGCATCGCCCGAGCCGGCCCCCGGAGCGCGATCCTGATCCGTCGATGACGGGAATGATTAGAGGGCGAGCGCCCGTTTCTCGCGGGCAGCAGCGAAAGCACGACGACGCTCAGGCGACGGCTCAGCCGCCGCACCGAACCGCGCCAGAGTTTCCTCCAGTGTGGCGATGCTATCCGCCATGCCGCGTGCGACCGCATCGGCGGCCATGACCATGCGACCCTTGCCGAAGCTATCGCGCACCGTCGTCGGGCTGACATTGCGATTGCGAGCAACAGCGCGGACGAACTGGTCATGATATGCGTCGATGCGCTCCTGTTGGTGCTGGCGGGCTTCGTCGCTCAGCGGCAGGAATGACGCCATTTCACCCTTGTATTCGCCAGCCGTCATCAGTGTGCGCTTTACGCCCGCCTTTTCCAGCGCTGCGCTGACATCGTCATGCACGCCGATCACACCAATTGAGCCAACCTCGGCTGACGGATTGAGAACCATCTCATCAGCGGCGGTCGCGATCCAATAGGCAGCGCTCGCGGCCTGCGGGTTCACATGCGCGATGATGGGTTTCTTGCCGCGCGCCGCGAAAATCTTGGCCGAAAGCTCATCGGTGCCGGAAACCACGCCGCCGGGACTGTCGACGTCGATCACGATCGCCTTGACGCCGCTGTCGGCAACCGCGGCATCAAGCGCCTTGCCGAAGCCTTCCGAACTGGTGCCGCCCGAGATGTCAGACATCAGGTTCATTCGGTTGGCAATGACGCCGCGCAGCGGCAGGATGGCGATCGCACCCTCGCGCCGGGCAACGTCGCGCTCGGTTTGGCGCGAAATGCGCGCCTGCAACTCTGCGGCCGACAACTTCTCGCCCTCTGCCTGGAGCGCCAGGAAGGCAACGATCTGTTCCAGCTTGTGCTCATCAATCGCCCATATCTCCGAGGCGACAGCGAGCAGGATGTTCGCATATTTCATGCCACGTCCCTTTCCGCGCGTTCATCTGCTTCCCGCTCTTCGGGATCGTCACTGCGGGTTGCTGCGGATCCGCCCGTAGGCTGGTAGTTCGGATCGGTCGCCCGCTTCAGCGTGACCATGTTCGCCGGCACGAAATGCTCATCGCCTTCGGGGCCGATAGGGTCCTCGTCCTCAAGCTGGAGGATACGGTTCGGCGAGAAACCTCCGACCATGAAAATCTTGTTGTAGAACTCGGCGCGCGTCTTCTGATCGCCACGCAGGATCGCGTTCATGTTGAACTTGACGTAGTAGCCTTGCTCCCGCTCTTCCTCGGTGAAGAGCTTCCAGTTCAGCTCCTGCTCCCACGCATCGACCCACGGCCCGACCGTGCTGCGGACGAACCCGATCATGAGCTGTTCGATGCCGGAACCCCACGAAGTGGTCTTCTCGTGGCTCTGGAGAAGAACGAGCGGCACGTCGAAGATGCGGGCAATCTCGGCAATCTGGAACTCCCGGGTTCCAAGGAACTGCGCATCCTCCGGCGGAATCGTCGTCTGGATGAACTTCATGCCCTCTTCGAGCACCTTGACGCGGTGCGCGTTGTCGAGGCCGCCCTGTTCTTCCAGACGCGATGCCGGATTCTCCGGATTCGTCTTCCGCTCACCGCCGGCGCCGGTCAGGTTCGCCTGCGCCTTCGGACCTAGTCGGCCCGGATGGAGGAGAAAGCCGCCCGACTTCGCATCGTTCGCAAAGAACTTGCCGCCAAAGGTCTCCGTCGCCAGCCCCATCGCGACGGCCTCGCGAGCCATGGCTATCTGCGAGACACCAACATAACCGTCCTGCGACTGATCCATGATATGGATGACATTGTCGGGATCGAGATCGACCTTTCGCCCGTCGATCGATGTGCGAAACCAGTGATCGCCATTCTGCCGCACCGGCGCTGTCCGATCTGGAAGTAGCGGATATAGCCCGACCGACTGACCGCGGCCGTTACGCTCGATCTCGATGTAGCCATTCCCCCAGAGCAGCGCGTGCGCCTGGCTGGTCTTGCGCACTGTACGCGATGACATCAGGTCGTTCGGCCTCACCGACAGGCGACCGGCGAAAGGGTGTCTTCCGCGACCGGTCCCGGGCTGGACGACTTCTTTCCCGCCACCGTCGCGCGTCCGGTACATTCTGAGCGGAAACCATGCCACCGGATTGGAGATGCGGTTCACGCAGGCATAGACCACGGGCAGCTTGAGCGCCCCGAACTCGGAGACCGCGATGCCGGTGTTCGTCTTGCCTCCGATCGCCCGCATGAGCCAACCGCCCGGCGACGAGAAGCTGCCCGCTTCCGAATAGGTCGGCGGGCCGAAGATGCTTGCCAGAATGCCCATCATCGCCTCGCAGCCAGTACCGCGCCACACAGGAGGATCACGCCGCACACGATCAGGGCTGACGGCACATGCATCATTCCCACACCAACCGTGACGAGGCATACGCCGACCGAGCCGGCGAGATCGCGGAGGTCAAAGCTCATCAAATTTCTATCTCCACGATGCCGCGCGTCTCATATACCGATGCAGGATCCTCGCCGCGGAACATCATGCCTATAGCCATGATAAGCGCCACGATCCCGTCGATCTTTTCAGACGACCGGCTTTTCGATGGCTTGATGTTGCCCGCATCATCCTGACGGTAGCCGACATGGTCTATCTGCCAACGCATGCAGGGATGACCGCCTGCATCGAGCTTCGCAGCAAGCGCCAGCCGCTCGAAATCCTTGGACGGCTGCGACATCGAAATGAAGCCCTGCCCGAAGAACTCCACCGGAACACCATACTCGGCAAGGATCACACCGGTCTCGTGTCCCTGAAACAGCCGATCGACAGCAAGCGCCTGAACGTCATAGAGGTTGCTGTCACGCATCACTTGTTGTCGGATGGCTGAATAGTCGACGCTATTGCCCTCGGTCGGCCTGATTGCCCCGGAATCTGCCCAGGATGAGTACCCGACGCGGTCACGGCGACTGCGTAACTCAATCGTATCGGCCGGAACCCAAAGGCGCGGCAGGATCACGTAGCGTTCATCTTCCGTCTCGGGCGGGAACACCCAAACGAGCGCAGTGAGATCACTGGTCGACGAAAGGTCGAGTCCGCCGAAGCATCGACGGCCGGCCATCTCGTTCTCGACGCGCCTCCATCGATCCTTGTCCGGTGCTCCGGCATCCCATCTGTCGATGGGTATCCACCGCTCCGCCGTGCCGACCCATTGGTTAAGATAGTAGCGGCGAAAATCCGCCTCGAGCCGGGGGCTATCCTTTGCCTTGGCACATTCGTCGCGCAGGAACCGCAGTGTCGGGGATACGCCAAGATTAGGACTGGCCTTTCGCCAAGATGCTTCGTCGGTCCAGTCGTCCTCAGGGTCAGCCGCGAATATGACAACCAGTGTATCTGTAGCGTCTATGTCGCCCGCTTCGATACGGCGGCATTCGTCGAAGATGACCTCGCCGTGCCCCCTCCCCTTCAGGCCAGCCGTCGACGCAAGCAGCTCGATTGGCTGATCGCGCGCCGACGTCGATTGGTGCAGCGTGTTAAGCAACTCGCCGTCACGCCATTCATGAATCTCATCCCCGGCAATAACCGAGGCGGAGAGGCCGTGCTTACCGACTGGTTTGCCAGATAGCGGTACGAATTTCGCACGCAGGCTCGGCGCATAGAGTGAATCAGCCTGAGGTGTGATCTCCTTGCTCAGCACAGGGGACAGGGTGACCATTGTCTTCGCCTTGTCGAAAACGATGCGAGCCTGATCCTCCGACGATGCGAAAGCATAGGCCTGACCGCCAAACTCGCCGTCAACCAGGAAGAACGCGAGCGCGAGAGCGGCCATGAATTCGCTTTTGCCGTTCTTGCGCGCAATCCAGAGGATCAGGCGCCGGTAAAGCCGAAACCCATCCGGTAGCTTCCACCCGAAAAGCATCCGAACGATGGCTGCCTGCCACTCAGTCAGGACGAAAGGCTTGCCCCCCCATCGGCCCTCGGTATGGCGGAACCAATCCGGCCACTTCGCGACAATGCGCTCGGCGAGACCCCCATCGAACCACGCCCCTTGAACCGCTTGCGCTTTCTCCCACTCACGGCGCACGAACTCAAAACCATGCGCGACAGCATCGTCCACCCAGTGCGGAAACTGCATGTCACTATCAGTTCATCTTGGCCGGTGGCGGTGTCGCGTTGCGAGCAGCGAAGCCCGTCATCTCGTTTGGATCATCACCGGTGCTGTCCTGCATTCTGTCCGGGGCCGCACCATCTCCGAACAACGCGCCGGTCGGAGCGCCGGTGCCAACCATCTCACGGATCAGCTTATGCCGGTCGAGCGGTGTCAGGCCAAACTTGCTGGCAAGATCGAAAACAATCTTGGCTGCATCGTCGCGATGGCGAACGGATGGATGATCGCGAAGCATGAACCCGCCCGCCACCGTCTTCACCTTCTGCGTCTCACCGTCCTGCGCCAGCCTTGCCACCGCCGACCAGAAACGATCAAGGTAATAGCAAAACATCGCGAGGGCATGGCGGTCTAGGCGGTCGAGCAAATTCCTCTTGGTCAGGATAGGTGCATACTCGTTCCAGATGCGGATCGCCCCGGCGAACTCCTCGAGGCCGAATATCACAGGCGGTGATAGCGGGTCGGATGTTGACGGTGGAGCTTCAGCGAGGATCTTGACGCGATCCATAACCGACTGCTTGCGGCGCTTCCCCGGATTTCCCTTCTCGGCCTGACTCACCGCATCCCTACGTCGACCACGCATCGCCCTGCCTTTCCTCTGATCGCGATGGCGTTGCCAAAAAAAAGTTCTCGCGAATTATGCGGCCAAAAATCCGATACCCCCCAGCGGTCTAGGCCCCAGACCCTCCAGACTTTTGACCCCCCTACCCCTTCTGTGAAACAACGATGTTTCACGCAACATTATTGCGCACTCACCGATAGCGACCAGCCATCTCTTCCCGTTGCTTTACACTCGAATGACACCGCCATGGCGGCTCATCACAAAGCGACTGAAGTGGCTGGTTCCAGAAGAGATCGTAATGGCCGCGATGCGGTATAGGATGGTCAGCAACAGTAGCCACCGTGATGCGTCCCGCCTTACGGCAGATTGTGCAAAGGGGTTCGGCTACCAACTGAGCATCGCGCTTCTTCTGCCATGCCGATGTTTTGTACCATGCTCGCCATGGCTGCGCATCGCGATCGCGATCATATGCGCGGCGTCGTTCTTTATGGTCCGCCTCACCCCTCGACCGATAGGTTGGAGGTACCCGCGGCATGGCCGTCCCCGCAAACGCGAAGCGCCGCCTCGTTTCCGAAGCGGCGCTCGTTCTTTTCATCTGTGACAAGTGATGCTCCAAATCATTGCCGCATGTCAAGCCCCTCGTGCGGCGATCTTCTCCAGATTTGCAAACCATCGGGGGAACCGGCGACGGAACGCCTCCCGTACCACTGCCTGCTCACCTGCCCTGATAGCCGCTTCCGCGACCAGATCGGGCAGAACGCGTGTTGCAACCGTCTCCCATGGTCGCACCGGCACTGCAGTCGGCAACATGGCGATCTCAAGCAGGCTTCCCGCCACCATCTCATACACAATCACGAGTGCTGACAGCCATATCTCGTGCTCGGCGCGCGCGATAATCGCGCCAACCGGATCAGGATCGAGATACTGCCGTCGATACGCGTCGGGCATCGGATAGCCGCGCTTGTCGAGCCCGTTCACCTCGATCATCTCCGGCCTTGTCTCGTCCGTTCCGTCCGGCAGCTTCCGCCCGGTCAGCGTATGGACCATGCGCCGAACGAACCAGCGGTCCTTGCCATTCCCGTTGCGCTCCGTCTCCATCGTCACGCTGTCGAGCTCCATGCCGTCGAGATCGGCACCCATGATCGCACGACACACGACAAGGTCGGAAGGCTTCAGGCGCAAGACCGTATTTCCACCCAGCGTCGAAGTCATCTTGCGCCATGCCTCGCTGACAGCCTTGGCGCCGAGCCCCCCAAACGCGTCAAGCTCGGGGGCAGGATTCCAGCCCTCCGGCATCGTCAGTTCGACGTCATCGAGCGCGCGAACCGCCGCGCCGATCTCGACGGCGTCGGGATGAGGCATACTGGTCGCCGAGAAATCAGGAACGCACCCCCACTGGTTCACGCCATGCAGCTCGACCAGCGACAGATATTCCATGAACCGGCTCGTGGCCGCATAGCCGCTGGCCATTGCCATTGGCCTGTCGATCTTCGGCGCTTTCGGCAACTCCTCACGGAATGCCCAGCTGATCACGTCCTCAACCGGCCCGCACAGCCGCCCGTCAGCGCTTCGGCGCAGCGGCCTGGCCGTGCTTGTCACTATTCCGGCACTACCGGCACTGTTTTTCCTCATCAGCACTCTCCTCATATCTTTTAAGTTTCTGCTTTCGCAGGAGAAAATATCAGGAAGGAAAGGAAGTGCAGGAAGTGCATGAAATCCCGGATAACGCATATGACCGAGCGCAACCCCCTATCCCCTTTTTTATCACGCGCGCATGCGTTACTCGCCAAGCACCTGCACTATCGGCACTTCCTGCCTAATCACCCGTTTTCCCTATCCCTTTCGAAGTGCAGCAAACGAGCTGGGAAAGCCGCACCGGCACTTCCGGCCCTGAAAGTGGGAGAGTGCGCGCAAGTGCGGGGCGGATCGGACAACGCGCAAAAGCTGAGAAACGGGGATGGGGCCGACGTCATGCCACCATCCTTAATGCAGCGAAACGGCACCACTGTTCGGCGGCAGCCGCCATCATCCCGGGGAAAGAACGACTGCGCAGCCGGGCACGCTGCGGGCCGGGCGGCATGCGGTGAACACGATTCCATCGCTTCCACTCATCAGATCCCCGATCAGGCTCCACGAGCAATTCGGTCGGCTCAAGACTGGGAAGGCCGCGCAGATACCATCCGGTTGCCTTGTATTCGGGATGCCCGAACCAGAACGGCTGAACCATCTGTGGTGCAGGCAGGTCTTCGGGCATGCGTGCCTTGGCAAGGTCGTTCATTTCTGGGTTCTCGACGGCAACCCGATCTATCGGCGCCTGCCAACAGGCAACGAAGATCGAAACGCCGTCCTCGAACTCGGCGCGCATGTCTTCCCACGTTCTGCCTTGCGGAAGCTGCTTTGGCGGTGTCCAGTTTCCGGGGCCACTCATCCACCGCCTGCCCGAGCGGCACAAACGCGTGCATGGCGGATGCATAACGGCGAGCAGGTCCCATCCTTCCGTAAGGATACCACCGCGAACATCGCACCTGATATGGCGATTGCTGCCATCTTCCGCCGCATCAAGGTCACAGGACCAGACATCGTGCCCCAACGCGGCGAAGGCCCGGCGGCCGACGCCACTCGTCTCGCAGGCGATGAGGACACGAAGCGGTCTGATCATTCTGTCGCACCGCCCTGCCCTGGCCGCCATTCGGCACGCACAACGATGCCACGATAGAACGTCTGTCCGTTCGACCGGGCCTTGGCGAACTGGCCCATCTGCCCGTCCGGCTTCTCGAACGATCGGTCGGCTGCCTTGGCAAAGCGCTTTTCGAACGTCGCGCGGTTGAACTTGAACACCCCCTCCTCATCGGCGAACTTCTCGTACGCCATGAACAGGTCGAGCGGCTTTTCACGATCTTCCGGATTGCCGGTGACGACGCAGGCGAGCCGCACGAATGTGCCGACCGCGTCGCTCTCCTGCCGGTATTCGTCACTCGCCGCACGCACGCTATCCGGTACATTCAACCCTTCAGAAAGATATTCGACGGCACCCTCCACCATCCAGGCGAACACCGCGTCGGCCTCCGCCCGCAGCTTTTGTGGCAGCAGTCGGTCGACCTTCTCCTTCGGCACCTGAACCAGCCATGGCACCATCAGCACGCGCCGCCATATGCCGTCCGAATCGTCGTCGATGCGCGGCTTGTGGTTTCCCGACAGGATGATCTTGAAATGCGGATCAACCTCGAAGAAATCCTTGTGCAGCCTGCGCACCGGTATCTTCTCGCCACCCGTCAGCGTCTTGATCAGCGCGTCCTTCAGCTTGACGTTCGCCTCGGGCTCCGACGCAGCCACCAGCCGCGCACCCGGCAGGCGGGCAAGGTCCGGCGTCGCCTCGCCGCCGCCGCGCCTCTGCTCGCCCGCGAAGCTGTCGATCGACAGCGTCACGGCGTAATCATCCATGATATGGCAGATCAGGTCGACGAAGGTCGACTTGCCGTTGCGCCCGGCGCCATAGAAGAACAGGATCACCTGCTCCACCGTCAGCCCGGTCAGCAGGTATCCGCAGAACCGTTTCAGGAACGCGCGCGCCAGCGGGTCAGGCTGGACCATCTTCAGGAACTTCATGAACTCCGGCGCATCCGGCCGTGCGCCAGGCTGCCAGCGTACATTGGCAAGCTTCGTGATCATGTCTTCCGGCCGGTGCTCGCGCAGGATCGCTTTCCAGCGATAGCGAGGATCATCGGGATCGCTCTCCTCGTCCTCCTCGCGCACGAAGTCGATCGTACCGGACAGGCAGTTCACCGAAAGCCGCATCGTGTTGAGGTCCTGCACTCGTGCGGCACAATAAGGCTGCGCCTCGCCGAGCGCGTTGGTCAGCTTCGAGGATCCTGCCGCCGATTTCGCGTGCCGCGCCCGCGCCGCCCGCCTGTCCTCGATCAGGGCGGCGGTTGCCTCGGCCGCCTTCACCATCTGCTCCATCTCGCGTTTCTCACGCGCCTTCTCCGGGTCCGGCAGCTTCGGCTTGTCGTCCTTCGTCCGGTCGAGCATCTGCGCCGCGATTACGCCCGCCTGGATTATGCCCTTCTCGTCGTCGCTACCGTCGATCAGCGCGCATTCCATGCGGATCGCCTCGGCCGTCCGGTGCGCGAGCGGGCGGATCAGCGAACCGTCCTCGTCTTCCTTCCACCGCGTTCCGTCGAAGACATGCCAGCCGATGTTTGCCACGCATATCGCGATATGCGACGCCGCGCCGGTCAGCCTGTCGGCATGTTCGCGCGCCAGATCGCCATAGCGCAGGCGGAAGCGCCGCCCGTTGCCGATGTCGGTCTCTGGCTGTTCCGCGCACATGCGCAGCAGATTGTCCTCGGCCGCCTTCGGGTCGAGCGGTTGATCGTCACTGTCCACGCTGCCCCCCATCGTCGTCGAGCGTTACCCCGTGGTCGGCGGGGAAATGACCGAGCACCGCCCACAGCCGCGCCCGCTTCGCCGCGTCCGTCAGACGCCCGGCGAAGGCGGCGCGTATGTCGCTGAGTGCGAGGCCCGACAGCCGCACGAGTTCACCGGCAAGATCGCGCTGGGCCGCCTGGCGGCGACAGAACCCCTCCCGCGTCAGCGCGCGGGCATAAAGGAAGCTTCGCAACATGGACGGCGAAAATTCAGGCTGTGGCTTCATCGGCATGCCTCGCGTTTCACAGCGTTTTCACGTGAGGCAAGCAGCGTCAGCGGATCGAGGCCGATCGCAGCGCAGGCCATCAGCAGCGTGCCGGCAGCGACGGAACGCCCCTGTTCCACCTTGCGCCATTCGACACGGCCTATGCCGGCCGTGCGTGCCGCCGCGTCGATGGTGGCGGCCGTTCGCTCGCGCCAGCCTGCGGCGGCATAGGCGAGCTTCGTCCAGTCGACGCGGTCACCGTCACCCTCACGGAGATCGGAGACTCTGGCGACATGCATGCCACGCGCCCGCGCGCCGGCAAGAATGGCGTAGATAGCCGCCGAATGGTCGCGGCGGCCAAGAAGCCGCGCGATCGATGACAGCGTGGCCGAAGGCACTTCCGTCCAGATGCGATAGGCGATGGTCTGCCGCGCCTCGATCGCGGAACGGCCCTGCGTTCGTCCGGTCAGCGCTTCCCGGCTGACGCCGCTCGCGCGCAGCACATCGTCGCGGATCGCGACAGCCTTCGCCCCGTACAGCGCGACAGGGGAAAGGGAGGCGGGCAGCCTTGTCGGGGCGGATAGGAAGGAGATCATTCCGCCGCCCCCATCTCGAGGGCGCCGGCTTCCTGCGCCTCGTCATGGTCGCGCATCATGTTCTTGGCGGCCTGCGCGAAATAGCGCTTTTTCAGCTCGAAGCCCAGACCGCGCCGGTCGGCATGGATCGCCGCCCACACCTCGGAGCCGATGCCGAGGAACGGCGTAAACACGATGTCGCCGGGGTTCGACCACAGGTCGATGCATCGCTCGATCGTGTCGAGCTGCAGCGGCGAGATATGCGCCTCGTCGTCACCATCGCGCGCCGTCAGGTACTGCAGCGTCCGCGTCTGGCGGATATCTGCCCAAACCGGCGAGGCGTAGCGCTGCCACACCTCGATTGAATACCAGTTGCGACTATCGTCGGCGCTCGTCCACTTCGCGAAATCGGGTCCGTTCCCCTCGCCCGCATAGCGCCGCAGCGCGCCGGCTATCGGTTCGGGATTGTCACCCGGTTTGCGGAACGACACGACAAAGTCAGCCAGCGCCTGCCCGCTGATCGCGGAATCCTTCACCAGCTGCTTGTGGTTCAGCCGGTGCGATTTCGAGCGCGCCTGCGCGACGACCGGGTCTTTCCAGATGCAGACTTCCGAATGATAGACGAAGCCGAGATCGCCGGGGTGCGCGGACAGGTCTTCCTCGATCCGGCTTGCCGCCTCCAGCAGGCGCCCTGCCCGCACATCGTCGCCCGCCTCGGCCGCGAGCCGCGCCCGGAAGCGCACCCGCCGCATCGCCTCGAACAGTTCACCCGCCTCGTCGCCGCACCATGCACGGACGACCTCGCCGCGGAAATCCTGTATGCCGATATGGCCGTGATGCTGCTTGCTGGTCGGCAGCTGCATCACATGCACAGACTGTATGCGCCCCGGCATGGTGATCCTGCGCATCTCGTGGATCAGGAAGCTGTAATGCTCCCAGAACCGCGCCCCCTCGCTGTTCGACAGGTCGCGGTCGGAGCCGGAGAACTTGTAGAGCCCGATGAAGGGAGGGGAATGGATGCCGAAATGGATCGAGTTGTCGGGCACCGCCCGGATCAGCTCGCACGCATCGCCCTGATAGATGGCGTAACGGTCGGTGACGACCTGATCGACAGCCCTGACGTCAAGCGCCTGCATCGTTCTGCCTCCCTTCGATATCGCTGATAATGCGCCGCAGCGCGTCGGCCTTCTCGATCGTCTGGCGCGAGATCAGCCCGCCATTGCCCCCCATGAACCTGCCACCTATCAGCGCGCCGCAATCGTCGAACGACACGGCGTCGACGAGCACCTTGCCGGCCTTTAGGATGGACGCGAGATCGTCGCTCATGCGAATTCCTCCCATGCCGGAAGCCTCAGAGGTGTGCGCGGCGCATAGTCTTCACGGTCGCGGGTCAGACCGCGCACGCTGGCGGCCGACAGGTCCGCCATGTGTCGCACCATGGCGTCGGCCATCCGGTCGGCATCACGCTCTTTGCGGTCGAGATTGACGAGGATCGCGCCCTCCGTGTCGGCAGCGATGAAGTCGGCGGTCACAGGCATCAACTGGCCGAAACGCCAGAACCGGCGGATCGCCTGGTAGACCTGTTCGAAGCTGTCGTTGAGCCCGATGAAGCCCGTGCGCCTGCAGTGCTGCCAGTTCATGCCGAACCCGGCGATCGACGGCTTCGTCACCAGCACGCGGATGCGCCCTTCCGAGAAGTCGCGCAGCTTGCGCTCCTTGTCGGTGTCGCTATCCGATCCACGCACCTCCACGGCGCCCGCCACGCCCGCGGTCACCGCCTCCGTCTCGGCATTCAGGTTGCCCCACCAGACATAAGGCTCGTCCGGCGGCGTCAGCGCGATGGCGCGCGCCACCCGCTGATCGAGCGAGGATCTGCGCGCGTGTTGCCGTTCAGACATGGTCGATGCCTCGACCGGCACGAACGAGAATTGACCGTCATGCGTGACGTGGGACCCGGTCTCGATCAGGTGCAGCCGCTTCGCCAGCGGCGGCAGGTTATAGCCCTCGTCGCTGTAGCCGAGATCGGAAGGCTTGCGCAGCATCACGGCCCAGCTCGCCATCCACCGCCAGAAATCGGCCTCGGCATGCCCCTTCAGATGCCACGCCCGGGTCTCTGAGCCGTCATGCTTGAAGAACGTCGCCAGCATCGCGAAATACGGCATGACGCCGAGGAATTCGGCATGATTGCCGAGTTCCATGAAGTCATTGGGCGCGGGCGTAGCGGTCGCCGCCAGCCGGAACGGGATGCTGCTCGCCGTCTCGATCAGCTTCCTGCGATAATGCCCCGCATGGTTCTTGAGGATCGAGCTTTCGTCGAGCGCGATGCCGCCGTAGCGCGAGAGGTCGAACCGGTCGAGCTTCTGGTAGTTGCTGATCTCGATCTCGTCGTCACCGTGGCCCGACGCGGTCACAATTCGCGCAGTCAACCCAAATTCGCCGGCCTCCCGTTCGTGCTGGTGGCTGACGGCGATCGGCGCCAGCAGCAGCGACGGCATGCCGGTGAAGCGGGAGACCTCGCGTCCCCACACCAGCTCCATAAGCGTTTTGCCGAGCCCGGTTCCGGCGAAGATGGCGGCGCGGCCCCGCCGCAGCGCCCATGCGATGATGTCGCGCTGGTGCGGAAAGAGGAAATCGGGAAGCTCCGGCACAAGGCTCATGCCGGTCGAAGGATCGGCTCGTTCCTTGGAGGCAAGGAACTGGTGATAGGGATGGAGCGTCATGACAGTGGCTCCTTCAGCCGGACTACCCGGTAGATCGTCGTGCGCCGCCATCCGCCGCCGCTGATCCGCGCAAGGTGACCGCCGCGCACAAGGCGCGACAGCAGCACGCGCACGGATCCGTCCGTCAGGCCGGTGAACTTCGCGATGGCGCCAACACCGATTTCGGCGCGTCCGTGATCGTCCTCCACCGCCTTGACCGCGCGCCATACACGCAGTTCGCCGGCCGTGATCCCATTGAGTGTGGCAAGCTGCGCATCGAACGGGCTGACCTCGATTGACCGCACTTCCTTGTCGGTCTGAGCCATGGCCGCCGCCATGGCGTCAAGGATTGTCTCGAAATGCTGTTGCACGAACGTCGTCGCCGAGACGCCGGCCGAGCGCGCGGCGGCCTCGATCGCGTGATTGCGCTCACGGTCGCATCGCACGGTGAAGCGGTAGTGGTCGACGCCGGTATCGGGGTGATCGCTGCAATGGCCATGCGCAGGCATCACGCAACCCTCCGCTCGGTCTGACGCGCGTTGAGCTCGTCATTCCAGTCCCTGCCCTCCCCGGGCCAGTCCACGGTCACCGGCAGTCCGGCCGCCTCGAAGCGCTTGCCCGCCCGTTGCATCGCGGTTTCCGTGGCGAAGCGATCGCCGTCCGCGTCCCCGAGCAGCACCAGCGAGGCGCAGTCCGCCTGCGAGAGCCGCAGGCAATCGCGATCGCCCGGCAGCGGCTCGGGTCCGGGAATTCGCTGACGCCGCACACGCCCCAGCGCATCCGTCATCGTGCGCGATGGGTGCGGGATGCGGCTTGCCGAGCGGCCGGCGATGTTGTTGAGGTTCACGCCGCAGATAAGGCCCGCCTGCGGCTGGCCGCGCATCACCGACCACGAGAGCACCGTCTCGATGCCCTCTCCCAGCGCGACCGTTCCCGTCTCCGGGGACGCTCGCCGCAGATTGATCCGTCCGCCCTTTTGCGAGCCCTCAACCTTCTTTGACGGCAGCAACTCGCCGGTATCCGGATGCGCGATCTCCGCCTTCCCCTTGTCCGTCCCGAGATCGATCCAGGTGCGGTGCACGCCGATGAAGTGCCCGTCCGGCCCGGTGATCGCGGCGATCATGGCGGGGCCGCTGTGCACCACGGCGAACTCGCGCCGTTCTTCGAACCAGTGCCAGTAGGCGAGATCGGTTATCTCCCGCAGCGCGGGAATACGCCACGCCGGCATGGGAATTCCGCGCCGACCGAGATAAGCGGCGACGATCCTGCCGCCCTCGCCCGGATGGCTGGGCGTCGCCCTGCTCCAGATCTTCCATGCACGCTTGCGGGCGCGCTGGCGATATTCGTTGTCGTCTTCGACCCGGCGCGGCCCGGCCTTCCCGGCCGGCATCGCGTTCGCACCTGTCAGCATGGCGACGGCGTCGGCGAACCCGACACCATGGACATGGCGAACGAGATCGATCGGGTCTCCGCCGACGCCGGAAGCGCGGCACAGGAACACATTCTTTTCCGGATCGACCGAGAAGCGGTCGTTCCCGCCGCAGCCGGGGCAAGGAACGCCGCGCTCAGCGACCGTCACGCCCTTTGCCGCACCGAGCGCCAGCGCCACGTCGACGATCGCCCTGACTCGCGCCTCGCTTATGTGCTCCGCCTCTAGACGCATGCAACAGCCTCCATCCGCTGCGCGGCGTACCGACGCTTCTGGTTCCGGCTCGGCGTCACCATCTCGAGGTGATCGGGATTGACGCATCTGCGATTGCGGCACTTGTGGTCGATCTGCTTGTTGCCTGGCACGTAGCCGTGCTCGTTGACATAGGAGACGATGTGCGCCGCGACGGTGCGATTGTTCAGCTTCATGCGCGGATAGCCGCCGCCGCGCCCGTTGCCGCTGTCGGCAAGCGCCCATATCCAGCACGGCGTCGAATAGCCGAGATCCATCTCGGCGCTGCTGGCGCGGATGCGGGCTGCGATCTCGGCGCGACGCGACATGGTCAGGCACCCTCCGCCGTCAGGGCGTCCAGTCCCTTTGAGGAACGCCAGTCATCGAAGGTGTGGTCACCGTCGAGGACCATGCGCATTGCCATGACAGCAACCTGCACGGCTTCCTTACGGACGCGCGCCCGGCTTTCTTCAAACGTTGCCGTGGCTAACTCGCCCACCTCTTCGACAAGCGCCGCAAATGTTACGTTTTTGCCGGGGAACTTCGATCGGGCGCAGACCAGTTCCCGCAGAATCTCGTCGGCAAGAACCTGCTCGGGCGCGGGAGCGATATCTGCCATCACACGCCTCCCACGACCCGCAGGCCGCCATCGGCACGCGCGGAGGCAACCGACTTGCGGGCATCTGCGACATCGCGTTGCAGCTTGGCGAGGGCGCCATCAATGTCGGTTAGTTCGTTTGGCGTGATCTTGTGGTCCGCCAGCGCCAGCCCGTAGGCCCCGCTGAGTGAGCCGATCGCCACCATCGTTTCTGCCATGGCCGTGAACAGGCATTGGCCGGCCGCGGCGTCGCCCATGGCATCTGCCAGAGTGCGGTTTTCTGCAGCCGCCAGTGCCGCAGTCACCACGGGCGTGCGACAGTGTTTCTGTAAGGTGACGAACACCTGCATCGGCATCAAAGCTGGATCACCCACATCGGCCCATCGACCAACGGTGCTGCGCCCCCTGTTGACCATGATCGATACGGCGTCGAGGCCGCCGCACAACGCGACGAGTTCCTTTTGCGCATGCTTGATGAGCTGGTGATCTGCCGGTGTCATAGGTCAAAAAATCCCATTTTCGGCGGGACAAATCGCCGAATTGTCCCATAGTGGGACCGATCCGAAATGTGGTTGAATGCCTGTCAGAACCTCACGGAGGCCCGCATGCCTGGACAAGAACCATCATCGTCACCGCTCCCCGAAAAGGGCCGGCCCGGATATGGGAGGTCCGCCATCCGGGCCGGCAGGGGCGACGCGGTCAACGTCGTTCTCGTTAAGGGGTGCGGGCCACTGCAGCTTGTCAGCCGGCAGGTTGCGCCACATGCCCCCGTTTTCAGCAGCAGGACAATCAGGAGATCTGAAATGGACGAGACCAAAAGAAGGCAACACCTCGAAACCGCCGTCGCAGAGCTTCGCGCTCGGAATGCCGTCTACGAGGCGGTTCTCAGCCAAATACTGTTGCGCTTCGCAAGCCTTTACGAGCCGCCGCAGGAAGCCTTGCGCGAGATCATGATCAAGGCGGAAGACAGTCTGCGCAACACGCGCAAGAACGCTCAGCCGGGAGAGGCTGCCTTGGCGGCCGACGCGGTTGAAATCTTCAACGAGTACAGCGCCCGTCTGATTGCGGCGATCACGCCGAACACCACGAAGAATTGAGGCGATCATACCACAGCCTCCGAGGGAAGAAGGTCTTCTAAGGCAACGCCCGTTTCTCGCCCTATGGCTAACGCTAGAGAGAGAGATGGCGTGGCCTTTCCGCTCCTCAACTTCGTGATCATTGATCGATGACAACCGACGCGGCATGCCAGCTCGGCATCCGTCAAACCTGCTTTGTCCATTCGTTCGGCGAGAGGCGTCATAAGCTGAAGTGTGAATGGCATGAACGTGAATGTCAAGCACTCATGTGAATGTCATTCCGTCGACCGGGCGCGGACAAGATGCGAGACTTAGAAATGGCACCCGTAAAGAAGCCTCGTCCAGTTCTTGGCCCTACCTTCCTAAAACGCTGGAGGGAACACCAAGGTATCCCTCAGCAGTCCGCGGCGGACGCGATCGGTGTGTCCCGCACATTACTTTCAAAGATGGAAGGCTCCAGCAGCCCCTACCTCCAGCCATACCTGGAGGGGCTGGCAAAGCTGTACGGATGCACTCCGGCGGACCTATTGAGCAAAGATCCTGCTGCGCCCGCTCCGCTTGCCCCGTTAATTCGGACCGAACCCGAGATCTTGGCAATGCTGGCGCGCATCGACGGCCTGACGGACACAGATATCAATATCGCGTTTGGTGTGATCAAGCTTGCTTTGGCTAAACGGGGCGGATCAGGACGAGAGGAACAGAGTGATCAATCTGAGCCTGCCAGTCCCCGCCATGAAGTAGTGCCATCGCGGTAGAAAGTTCGGCCGCCTTCCGCTTCACAATCATCTTCGGGTCGAGCGGCGCAGCTGCGCCCGCAGATTCGCGCAAACGCGCAACAATCTCTTCATTTCGAGTAAGGTACTTCGGACGAATTCTGTGATTGATCGCCATGCCCGCGCGCTCCCTTCCAAGGAAATAGGAAAGACTTCCTTCGCGAGAGAGTCAAGAACGAAAACCGAACAAAGCCCTCCTCCGACGCTCCTGTCGATTCGCCGAGTATGACTGGCTGATCGATATATGTTCATGATATTCACGTTATCGCTTGACGTATATGTGAATGTGATGCACGATTTACTCCATCACCCCGATGGAGGCTTTCATGCGTCATCAACCGGATCTCGCGCCGCAGCGTCGCCAGGACGCATCTGACGACTTCCTGTTTCAGGACATCGCATCCGCCCTCGCGGTCTTCGCCTTCTGCGGCGCCGTCGCCTTCGTGCTGACGGCTGCGCTCCTGCCTGAGTTGCCGGCATGACCCCCGCCGATGCGCTTACCGCCATCCGCGACATGGTCGAGGCCGCCGAGATGCAGGGGTGGGATGGCATCCCCGACCTCAAATCGGCACTCGACGCCGGGCGCGAGGCCTATGCGGCGCTCTGCGTCGTGATGGCCGACGCTTGCGACGACGAGGTGACGTCGTGAGCGACCGCACCCCCGTCCACGTCTTCGGCGAAGCACTTGCCCCTGATCAGCGTGGCCATGCCGCTGACTTTGATGAATGCCTGTCGTGGCCGCATTGCGCTTGCATCCGCCTATGCGCGACCTCGCCCGACACCGCCCCGCGCTTCGGTGCGATGTTCTGGGTGGCGCTGGCCATTGGCTGCGTCCTGCCCGTTCTGTTCAGCGCAGCTCTTCTCTCCATCGCCTTCTTTCCCGATATCTGGAGTTCCCTCCGATGAACATGCTTCATGTCGAGCCGCGCCTGAATGGCCGGCCATATGCCACAGCTCGCCCCTGCCACCCCGAAGGCGATGACGTCCCGCATCCGCGCGCCATCGAGATGGCTGAGAAAATGCGCGAGGCGGCGGCATTTGGCGGCGTCACCTTCGCAGACATTGTCCAGGCGGGCTTCTCCACCGCGGAGATCATCGAGCACGAGCCGATCGCCAGGAAGATCGCCGCCGCGAGCATCGTGCGGCAGATCGCGCCGACCCACGATCGCCTCGCCGATATCGTCATCAAGGCCATCGCTGCAGCCGCGCATGCCATGCCCGTGATGGCCGGCGCTTCAGCGATCGACGGTGACGGTGTCGATCGCTGGGGGCGCTACTGCACGGCGCGCGCCGCCTTCAAGATCGATCCGTGGGTCTCGCAGCGCGAGCGCTGCCTCGCCCTTCTCAGGACGTTCCTGCACGCCCTGCCGCTGCTGCCGAGAGAGGCCAACCAAATCATCCATGCTGTCGCAGCGGCGATGAAGACCGAAGGGAGGCACGCATGACCGTCGCCGCCCCGTCGATCTGGCAGCAGACATGGAGCGGCAAGGTATTCCCTCTCCCGGCCTTCTTGCCGGATGACGTCGACCTGTTCGGCGATGTCGCCGAAAGCCTCGCACGCACCTGCCGCTACGGCGGCCATGTCAGCGGACCCGCCTATTCGGTGGCGCAACACTGCGCCATCGGCGCCGATGCCGCGATGGACGAGACCGGCGACGCCAACCTCGCCGCCTATATCCTCCTGCACGATGCGCACGAGTTCATCGTCGGCGACATCACGCGTCCGGTCCAGATATGGCTCCAGGATATCGAGCGGGAACTGTTCGGTTCCCGCGATGTCGTCCGCTCGCTGATCGCAACGGCCAAGTCGCGTCTCGACGAGGTGATCTGGCGCGCAGCTGGAATGCCGCCCCCCGGCAGGACCTACCGCCAGCAGATCGACGACTACGACACGCGCCTTCTGGCAACAGAGCGCCGTCAGTTGCTCGCACCATCTCCGATCAGCTGGGGCGCCGATGTCGAGATGGCAAAACCAATTCGCCTGCGGGGTGCACTGCGGGCGTGGCCTGTCGCGCGAGCGGCCGAAGAGTATCGCGCCCGTCTCGAGACCCTGTGTCCCGCCGCCCGGAGGATCTGATCGTGATACTCGTCAAGGTAGCTTTCCAGTCCGCCGCGAACGCGCGCTCGTCGATCGTCCATCTGGATCAGGAGTTCGGCATCGACCCCGTCGAGCTGGTGCGGTCCCTCGACACCGACGATTGCCGCGAACTGCTTGAAGCGGTCGCCCTCGTGATGGATGGCTCCGAGGTTGTCGACGCGTTCGAAGACCAATCAGCAGTAGCGACGAAATACGAAGGGCGCGATGTCCTGCCGCTGACCAGTCGCGGAACAGTCCTGATGGATTGCTTCGTCGAACGCGCACGACAGCTCGGTCGTCTGCCCGGCGACTATGTCAGCGAGGCGATGATGGAATTCGCCTCCGATATCGATCGGCTCCACGAGGCGATCTGCGACGGTCGCACGGACGATGCCTGCGCCCTGCTGCGCCAGATGGCGCCCGACCACGATTTCATGAGTGACGCCGCCCGGATCATGCTGGCGCGAGGCCGAGTGCAGGAGGCCCTGCTGTGAAGATCGAATTCGACATCCCCGCGTTCGCCGAGGCCGCCAGGATCGTTCGGCAGGTGCCGCCATCCTCGATGCAGATCGATATCCTCGACCATGCACGCATGGAGGTCGCAGCCGGACGCCTTACCCTCACAATGTCGGACGGCGACATCGAGGCATGTGTCGGCATCGATGTCGCCGCGAGCGATCCGGTGCTCGTGGCCGTGCCCCGCGCAGTGCTCGATTTCATCGCCTTGCGCGCGGATGGCGGCGACACGACCGGATCCATGGAGTTCAGGGAAGAAGCCGGAACGATCAGGGAAGTAACCGCCCGCGCCGGACGCGCCCGCATCACCATGCCCGTCCTCCCCGGCAATGACTTCCCGGTCCTTGCCGACATCGACCCGCAATGGTCGTTCAACATACGCGCACACGAGTTTGCGGATCCTCTGCGTCGGCTGGAGCGCGCGATGCTCCCCAAGGCACCGCACATATGGATGGATGGGGCGTATCTTCACAAATCGGCATCGCCGAGCCTGATCGGCACCGACGGCAATCGGCTTCATCTTATCGAGATCGATGGCCTTGAGATCGATGGATCATTGCCCCGTCACCCATCGCAGCCGGCCGATGGTATGCCCGGCGTTGTGATCCCGTCCCGTGCGGTGAAGGAGTATCTGCGAATCTTCGGCGACGACGAGAGCGATGTCCATATCACCGGCAGCGCCAGGATGATCGCTTTCAGCGGCGACAGTATCCGCCTCGCCTCCAAGCTCATTGACGCAGCGTTCTTCGACTACCGGCGAATGATGAAGCCTCAACCAGAGGCACGCACCATGGTCTCGGCAGAACATCTCACAAGAGCTGTCCGCAGCCTGCTGGTCGTCCCGAAAACGGAAGCCAAGGGCAAAAAGGCCACCGTGCGCGCTGTCACCCTCACGATCGGTTCCGACGAAATCCGCATGGTCGCACGCGGCGATGTCGGCGACAGCGAGGAGACCGTCGAGGCTGAAACGATCGGTATGGAAGGCCAGTCGATCACGGTGAACGCCCGATACCTGACCGATGCGATCGATGCTCTCGGCTGCGCCACCATCGCAATCCACCCGCCGGATGAAATCGGCAAGCCATTTCATGTCAGCGGCCGCGATGGCGTCACGATCGCAATCGGACAGCGCGCACCATGAACCTTAAACCATCCATGATGGAGACAACCATGTCAGACGACATCACCGCAGAATCCGCCCAGACTGTAGCCGCCGGCCAGCTTCGCTCGTTCATCGAACGTATCGAACGCCTCGAGGAAGAGAAGAAGACCACTGCCGACGACATCAAGGAGGTCTTCGCCGAGGCCAAGGGCACCGGCTTTGACACCAAGGCGATGCGGACCCTTATCCGCCTGAGGAAAAAGGACCAGGCAGAGCGGGAGGAAGAGGAAGCGATCCTTGACCTCTACATGGCCGCGCTGGGGATAGCCTGACCATGGCCGGCTCCGTCAACAAGGTCATACTCGTGGGCAACCTCGGCGCCGATCCCGAGATCCGTCGCACACAGGCGGGTGATCCCGTCGCATCGTTCCGCATCGCCACATCCGAATCATGGCGTGACAAGAACACCGGCGAACGCAAGGAAAAGACCGAATGGCATTCGGTCGTGGTCTTCAATGAACAACTTGCCGACGTCGTCGAGAAATACGCGAAGAAGGGCGCCAAGGTCTATGTCGAGGGTCAGCTCCAGACCCGCAAATGGCAGGATCAGTCGGGGCTTGATCGCTACACGACCGAGATCGTCCTGAACCGTTTCCGTGGCGAGATCCAGCTTCTCGACAAGGCGCCGTCAAACCGGCCGCCGGCCGCCGATGATCCCGAAAGCTACGGCACGCGGCGCGTCCGCGACGACGAAGCGGACCTTCGCCGCCAGTCCGAGGAACGGACACGGGCGGCACGGGACAACCGAAACCCGTCTCGCGATCTCGACGACGAGATTCCTTTCTGATCCGGAGGATCCTATGCCCGTCAAATATGTGGACTGGTACACGCGCGAACTGCTGCGCGCCGAGCCGGAAGCTCGCTTTGTCTTTGGCGACAATGTCGAGCGCATCGGCTTCGGTGGGCAGGCCGGCGCATGCCGTGGCGAGCCCAACGCGATCGGTGTCGCCACGCTCTATACGCCGGGCGATTACTACCGCGCCGGCGACCCCGACGCTCTGCGCGCCGTTATTGGCGACCTCCGCACGGTCGCCGACGCCCTCATGGCCAACCGAACGGTCTATGTGCCGCTCGACGGTCTCGGCACCGGCCTCGCCCGCCTCCCCGAACACGCGCCCGATCTGCATCGCCTGATCGTCGCATTTTTTCACGCCGCGCCGGGCGATGTCTGCCCATGGCCGCTCACAAAGGAGCACTGATCATCATGGCCCGCCCGAAGAAGACTGCGGAAACCGCTGAAACGACTCGCGAAACCATCCTCGCCTATAAGGGTTTCAACCCAGATTTTGCCTGCGCGCCGGACGGCAAAACTTATCAGTACGAGGTCGGTAAGACCTACCATCACGACGGCGAGGTCAAGGCCTGCGGCGCGGGATTCCACGCCTGTGAATACCCGTTGGACGTGCTGCGCTATTACGGACCGGCACATAACCGCTTTGCCATCGTAGAACTGGCCGGCCAGACCGCGCGCGAAAAAGACGGCGACAGCAAGATCGCGGCTGCCGAGATCACCATCAAGGCCGAAATCCGCCTGCCGGAATTGATCCAGGCAGCCATCAAATACGTCATGGACCGCGTGACGTGGATCGACGGCAGCTATGCGAGCGGCGAGCGCGAGGCCGTCAAGACCAGCAAGACCAATGGCGCTGCCACCGCATCCGGCACCCAGGGCGCTGCCACCGCATCGGGCGACTGGGGCGCTGCCACCGCATCGGGCGACTGTGGCGCTGCCACCGCATCAGGCGACTGGGGCGCTGCCACCGCATCGGGCACCCGGGGCGCTGCCACCGCATCGGGCGACTGTGGCGCTGCCACCGCATCCGGCACCCGGGGCGCTGCCACCGCATCGGGCGAGGGCGGCGCTGCCACCGCATCGGGCACCCGGGGCGCTGCCACCGCATCGGGTTGGCGAGGCGCTGCCACCGCATCGGGCGACTGGGGCGCTGCCACCGCATCGGGCGACTGTGGCGCTGCCACCGCATCGGGTTGGCGAGGCGCTGCCACCGCATCGGGTTGGCGAGGCGCTGCCACCGCATCGGGCTATCAGGGCAAGGCCCGCAGCGCCGACGGCGGCGCGCTCCTGCTCGTCGAGCGAGACAGCACCGGCAAGATCCTGCACGCATGGGGCGGCGTTGCCGGCCGCGACGGCATCAAGCCCATGACCTGGTATCGGCTCGAGGACGGCAAGCCCGTCGAGGTCGACGACTGACCATGGCGCGCACGGCTCGGCGAAAGCCCGTCACAGTCGAGGAGATCGAGACATGGCTCGATTTTCTCGCCGGCCTGATGGAGCGCACCACGCGCCGACAGGCAGAACTGTACCTGCCTATTTGGCGCGCGCTCGAACGCGAGTTGGCCGCGCGCCGCGAGGCTGACGCCATCTTCGACGCGGTCCGAAAGCGCCATCAACGATCTGTGTCGACTAGCAACATCAACAGGCAGGCAGGTTGA